TTCTGTAAGAGCAATATTAAGATCATCAACTTCACCTACCATAAAGTCACCAGGACCATTCATGATCAAGGTGTAAGTCATTTCATGGCTTACAGAACCTACGGCAGTAGTTGCGGACTGACCTGATAAAGAATATGAAAACTCTAAAGTAGGACTACCTAAAGAAGCTGTTGAACTTTCTCCAGTTAATGCAGCGATTGAAGTTAGATCTAGAACAGAAGTTCCAAGTGCAGTGGTTGCTTCTTCACCTGTTAAAGAAATAACAGAAGTTAAATCGAATGTAATACTTCCAAGATTTGTGTCAGCTTGTAAACCAGTTAAGGTTACTGTTTCATCTGCAAGGTTTCCCCATTCACCATCATTCCAAGATTTTGCTCCCCAACCAGTAGTAAGTAAATCACTCTCGTCCCAGTAAGCTTGGCCCCAGGTAAATCGTCCCCATCCCGACATGGGTTATCCTCTATGCGATTCTGATGATCGCGTTAGATGCGTCTGCGGTTGGAAATTGAATTGTAAAAGTTCCGCTTGATACTGTTTTGTCACCACCAAATGCGATAACAGCAACAGCTTTATCAGATTGTGAAGAGTTATAAATTAAACAACCATTTGCTGTAAAAGATGCAGAAGTAAAACTTACATCAGAAAAATCACAAACAGCTGTAGATGAATCTAACACTGGAGTTACTGAAGTAAGTGTTGCACCTCCAGCTGAATATCCTGTTCCAGACACTTCGTTTGAAGTTGAATAAGCAGTTGTTGATGCACCTAAACTAGCTGAACTTGTAAATAAAGCTAATTTAAAAGTATCACCAGTTGATGCAGTAAGGTTATGTGTCCCCACTAAAATTTCTTGCTTAAAGCTGTTACAAATTGCCGATGTAATTGCCATAAAACTCCTAACTGTTTGGCTGTTTTGATTGTAAAGGAATTCGCATAGTGCCGTCTGTGTAATCGTCTCTTCTACGTCTTCCAATTTGCTCTACAGCAAACTTTTCTACCTCTTGTTTATACTTATTTTCATACAATTGCAACATATCTTGTGGACCTTTTAAAAAACCATAAGTTTCCGCTAAACAACAGTATAATAAACCATTTGGAAAATTTAAACTAATATAATTAGATGTATTACTATCACTTAATGTATCAGGCATCTTATTAAAATGCACTCTAAATGAATAAGTTTGATCTGGAACTGGAGCTACCATCATTCTTCCTGAAGTCGTATCCGTATCTCCTGTAGCGCCCCCAAACATTGCATAATATTTAGGTTTACCTCTTTTAGCGGACTCAGTAGAGGGAATATATTCTTGTAAAAATGTAATATCTCTTTTCTCTAAATAAGTATTTGCACCTGTTGTAGCACTAGTAGAATCATAAACTTGAATAGCTCTGATAAACAAGGCTCCTGCAGGAGCGTTAATACTTTCTTGTCCTACAACTAAATTACCTGTTTGCTGTTTTCGATCTGAATCGACTGGAACATCGCGCATAATTCGATACTGTGAATTAAGTATAATATTTTCTAATTGTGAGTCTGATAAAACATTAGAATCTACTTCGGTGTAGTTTCTAATTTGACTTCTTAATGCTGATACGGTTAATCCTGCCATTATGGTGTTAACGTAACGGGTCCTGCTGTCACCGTCATTCCGCCTCCTTGTTCAGTTACGGTAGGGGTTGATCCTAACGTAAATGTATAATTATCAGTTCCTGTCACTGTTATACTAAATCCAGAAGAACTTTCAAATGCTGTAAAAGCTACTCCTCCAGGACTACCATCTACATTTCTAAAGACTACAGTATCAGATGTTGATCTGCCATGAGAGGGCTCTGTAACAGTAATTGTCGTTGATCCTGATGTAATGTTAAAAGGATTACCTGGTAATAAATTTTCTGTAGCAGGTTCTGTTCGTGCAGGTCTCACAGTTCTTAAACCTTGTGGATCAGCAGTATGAGGTTTTGGTTCTAATTGTGGATGTTTAGCCTCAAACTCCGATATATGCACAAAAGATCCATTCCATTCTCTAACCATTTCCTTATATGGAAATTCTTGACCGGATCTATCCGATATAAATTTTGCGTATTTTCCTGAAGCAGTATTAGACATTTGGATAATAAGTTTTAGGGGTTATAAATGAACTTGAAGAAGAACCATCTTCAGATAATGCTCTTTGCAATTCATCTTCATATAATAATTTTAATTCTTGAGTTCTTTGTGGAGCGTACTTAATAGACAAATAATAAGCCAGACCAGAAGACATGCAAGGAACAAATCGGTAAGGCACATCAGTAGCGTTAGTATAATCACCCACATCTTGTATTCTTTTAACATAATAATAATTTATAAATTTTCCTGCTTCACTGGTTCCAGGAGTTAAATATAGAGTTATAGTAACTTTATCAATGAACCTTTGAACAAAATATTGAGTCGGTTGACCAGTATCCGTTTTATTTGATAAGGCTTGATAAGCTGATCTATTTATTTTTGTAAGTGGTGTATCCACATTTGATGAATTTCTAAAAGAAGCTTCTAAAACATCATCTACACCATAGACAGCAGTGGCATCAGAGGTGCCATCACCTGTAGATCTAAACATTGTGTAAACAGCTTGATTAGCAACTAATGTAATTGAATTATTTGCAACTTCCCAGTAGTGTAAACCACGGTTAGCCCACTCCTGAAACATGATATTTAAAGATCGTCTGGCACTTTTTAACTGGTAGCCAGATACTCCTGACATACCAATTCTTTCGTAACCTTCTTCTATGATTTCATCAATAGAAAAATTCTTATCAAATACATGTGTGCCGGAAGTTGTGTTTGCCACTTAGACCTCCTACCCGTCAAAAAATACAGTCAAACCATCTACAACTTGAGTTGCTTGCATGTCAAGAAAAGCACCGCTTCTAAAAAGAATACCATCCTGTGGAACAGTTGTATTAATATTGTCAGTTCCGCTTGTTGTAACGATCGATAACAAAACATCTCCTGATTGTGATCCATCTTTAAACTCTAGTAATCCAGCGACTGCCACGTTTGCACCGAGCACTCCTCTAATTCTCGTAGCTCCTGCAAAAACAATTCCTTGACCTGTTGTAGTAGCAGTAAATCCTGCAGAGGTATTTGTTGCTACCGCTCCATCAGCTGCAATTTGAGTTACAGTTAAAAAAGCTGTTGATCCAGTTACCGTATTATTGTTTGGTCCTGTAATGTCTTCTGTAGCAGCTGAACCACTTGCATCCGTCCCTGTAACTGTAAAAGTCACTCCAGAAATATTTCCAGTAGAAGTTAAAGTAACTGTGCTGGCCATATTAGAGCCATCGTTTACCGAACTTCCAGTTAAGGTCATATTTCCAGCGCCACCTAAAGTTTGAGCTGCTGCAATTTTAGTTGTGCTTGCAGATTGTGGTTGAAAGGTTTTCGCCTTTACATCACCCATATATGCCATGTTCGTCTCCTTTTAATGGTGCTCCCGAAGGAGCACCCTAATTATTAACTATCTGCAAAAGGTGTTGCTTCAGTACCTGTACCGATCAACACAGCTTCTACTAAATAAACGTTATCTTCAAGTGCAGTAATTGTAATTGTGCTACCTTTGTCTCCACCTGTAGTTCCGCCATTCATGCTGATAACATCGTTTGATGCTGCTGGAGCAAATGAACTATTAGTTCCATCTGCTACGTTAACAACAGTTGCGTGACCGACAAATTTGTCAGTTCCATCAGTTTTGATATCGCAATCTGTACAATCTGTGCCTACAAAAAATTTGTAAACTGCACCTAATTGATTGTTTGCGTTAGGATCATCAGATCCAGCTGATCCGCCTTTGCTATCTGCTTTAATTGTTGGAAGTGTGATTGCACCATCTGCATCATTTACTTTAATCACTTTACCTGCGTGAGCAGCAAAAGTTAAAGTAGTTTCCGCTGTGATGTTTACAACCGCGTCAGGTCCCGCAGTAACGAATCCTCTTAAAGATTTTACCGGTCCTGAAAATGTAGTTTGTGCCATATTATTATCCTCCTAGTTTAATCAACATGGTCTCTAGGCCGTCGACTATACGCGTCCATGTTAATTTAATAATGTATAGTAAGATTTTTATATAGCAGAAAGCTTTCCTTAGCAAGTGTTTCCACTTTTTAAAAAGATAAAATCCTAGTTAACTAGCGTAGCTGTGATACTCTAGATCTTGTGGATTTCTCTTTGGTTGCTCTTGGTTTTTCAAAATCTGTCTAACGACTTTTTTGATTTGATCCCCTAGAGCTGACATTTCAGGTGTAACCATGCCGCCATTTTTAAGATACAATTCGTTCCATCTAGACTCGAAGTGGATCTTCCTCGCGAACAACACCATATTGTCTTGAGCCATCATTAACCTCCTCATAGGTTATATAGAATTCACTACGACCATTAAATCGTAGTTTGTTCGGCTCCCATTTTATAGTGTTTTTTCCTAGAAAGTCAATTATTTCTTTATGAACTTGTGGCATCGTAATCATCGAACTATCAGTCTCTAAAATAAATTCTGTTTGGTAATTTTTGGTAAATATTTTGATTTTATATTTTGAGGTCATTTTTCCTTTCTAGTTTTTAATTGGGGCCAGATTGTGTCTGGCCCCAAAAATCGTTAAAGATTATGCACCTTCAACACCGAAGATACCTCTAGGATCAGAAACTCCAAAAGAGTATCTTTCTCTAGCTTTGTATCTTACGTTACCAGTATCAAAGTCGCCTTCCATAGCAGTCTTAATAGGTGCTCTGTCAAACATCTTCATACCATTTGGCACGTCAGTGATAATGTAGAATGAATCAGTATCAGTTAAGAAATTGTTCACTCTGTATCCTTGCGGAACCATACCCATAGATACGATTGCATTGATATCATTATCAGCTGTAGCTGTTCTACCTTGAGACTTCATTAATCTCTCCGCAGTGAATTGGTTTTCACTTGGAACGATCATTTTCACGCCTCTAGCAGCAATTTTTAAACCTCTTTCATCAGTAAGAGCCGCAATATCAATTAACGACTGCTCTAATGAAGTTTCGTTTAAGTCAGCTTGAGTAGCTAAAGTGTTAGAGAATGTACCAGCAATTGTCGGGTGAGACGTGCTGAATAAATTCACACCATCGCCAGATTGGAAGTTGTTTGTAGCAACACTTGGCAATCCGTTGTTTAGTGGGTTAACCGCTTTAACTTGTTTTGTTTGTGCCATTGAACGTGCTAACGCTTTTGTATATCTAGACGCGAGTCTGTCATACAAGTTATCTTCAATAGCTTCTTCAGTTATCGAGAATGCAAGAGCGATTGTCTCGTGAGTGTATCTTGCAGTGAAAGTCTCTTGAGCATTGTCAAAAGCTACACCAGATCCCTCAGCTTTAACTTGCGCTGATGCAAATCCTGATAACATAACTTCTTCTTCAAACGCTCTGTCTGAAGTTTCGGTTACGTATATCTCAGCATGTTGATTTTCATACTGTTTATACTCCAGGCCGAATAGGGCATTCAAACCTGGCTCTAGTTCTTTGACTAGTTGTCCTCTAGAAATGGCCATAGTTGTATCCTCCTATTATACGCCGTTTACGTTCATGTCTAACTGATGCTCGTTAATTCTAACGACCCAGTTAACATTCGCAGAACCTACATCACTGTTGTCTGGATCTTTTGAAAGACCAAGAATCTGCAATGTTGCAGAAGATCCCGCAGCTAAAGTTGAGTCGTTTAACTCTACTTGAGATACGTAATCTGGTGATGAACCTGCAGCATACACGATATCAGCCACATTGAAGATATCAGTTGTTGCAGAAGCTCCACTATTATTAGTTTGTATTTCAAACCTTTCGTACGGATCATCCGTAACGAATCCTTTGATATCAGTAGCCGCATTAGATGCGTCTAAGTGATTAGCAAAGGTAGGCTTGCTTGTTGATGCGTCGGTAAAAAAGACACCTGTGATTGCGCCGAGTAAAGCATCACCTGCTGCAGCCACTCCAATTGTTCCAGTGTTTAACATTTTAACTGGATCTTGGAAGTAGATCGCTGTTGCAGAAGCTGCAATATCGTACTCGGATAAACCTTGGTTATCTCTATTTTGACCGACTTTTCCGATTGGTTTTAAACCAAAAGGTGCGTCTTTGTTTGCCATATAGTTTTCTCCTTATTAAAGTTTATCCAGGGAATCGCTAAAAAATTAATTTTTCTTTGATCCACCGAAAGTTACACGAGTCTGCCTATCAATATTGATTGGCATACTACTATGCTGTTCCTTCATAAGGTCGTTGTCTAAAGCTTCGACTTGCTCTTGCGATTGTTTCGCATAATAAGCTTGTCTTTGTTTTGCGACCTCTTCCGGTACCCTTGTCAGCACAAGGCCACCTACTCCGATCACTCCTGCGTACTTTCCATCTTCGACAATTGGATAATCGCTATCTGGATATTCATCAGCTCTTACGAGTTCGTATCCTTGTCTTAGTCTTCCTGAGACATTTTTCGTGTCCTGAAATCCAAGACTTTCAGCTCTTACCCATCTGTGCCTAAATCCATTTGGCGCAGGGGGTGCGTCTAAAGCAGACGGTGGAGTCCATACTTTGGGTTTGGATTCTTTTTCCCTAGTTTGGCTCGCACGAGGGGTTCTTTTGTTTTCTTCGCTCATATGCCTATACCTCCTTCGTGAGTTTTAATTGTTTCGCATACTCTTCAAGTGGCACACCTAATTTTTTAGCGATTGCAACTTGAGACGGCGTGAGTCTCACAGTTTTGCGACCTGTTTTTGTGCTTCGCGTCGCTGACGCTACTGTCTGCACAGGTTTGGTCGATTCCGTTGACTCTGGTTTATCAAATTTATGAGGGAATTCAAGTCTTATTCTTTTATCCACCTCAGTATAATATTCATCTGATTTAGGATCATATCCTTCTTCGTCAACCAGTGTTTTGTGTAAGTCAAAAGCAGTATAAGTCATTGCTTTATCTTTACCAAACCATGTGTTTTTCGCTGCCCAAGCTTCCGCTTTAGGGTCAACTCTAACCTCTGGTTCTGGTCTTGAAGTAGGTATTTCTGCAGTCTCCTCAGCTTTCTTTGGTTGCATTTCTGCAGCTTTTGTCAGCTCCTGGATTCTTGCTTCTTCATATCCTAACTGTGCGATTTGCTTTGAGATTTCTACCTCAGCATTGGTGTCACCTGCTTCCCTAGCTTGAGCTAGTTTTGCTTTTTGTGCATCAAGTAATGAGTTAATTTTCTCTTGCCTATCTTTTACAGATGTTGTTTCCAAAGATGAATATTTTTGATTTAACTCTTCAGCTTTTTCTTTTTGGATTTTTGCAAATGACAAAGCCTCGTCTCTTTGTCTTTCCGCTTCTCTCCATTTTTTAGTAAGCTTCGCTATTCTTCTTTGAACGTCTCTACTATAATCTTCTAATTCTTCTTTCTTTTCTTCTTTCTTCATAGCCTCTTGCGGCTCGCTGCTGGCTTCTTGAGTCTCAGCAACTACGGGCGCTTCAGTTTCTTCAACTGGAGCAATATCAGTTGTTTGATCTTCTTTTAATTCAACCTCAGTATCAGGTCCCGAAGTATCAATGTCAACCGTCTTGTTTTCTTCTACTTGCATAGTTTCCTCCTATGTTAATATTGATGAAGTATATCTTCTGGGTTTGCGATCGTTGCGAGCACTTCATCATCATTTAATATTCTTACCTCGCCTCCATCGATTTGTATCCTAGAACCTGCGTAACGTGCAAAGATCACCCAGTCACCTGTTTTGCACCATGGTCCTTCAGGAAATTTTTCTTTATCATAACAATGTGGTCCTTGTGCAAGAACGAGTCCGCATGTTGCTCCCACTTGTTGTCTCTCTAAAGTTTCTTGTCCAAAGTATAAACCACCTTTTGATTTCTCAGGCATCTTGAATGGTAATACGATCATTCTCCAACCTGTAGGTTTAGGAAGTTTATCTTCTTCTTTAGTTTTTAATCTCTCATAAGCCGCGTCTTTATCTTCATCTAGCTTATTATATTTTTCTTCTAACGCTAATTTAGTCTTCGGAACTTCTTCCGAATTCGATGATGTTATCAGCTTTTCGCTCATCTTGTTTCTCCTTTTTTTCGTTTTCGTTAAGTATATCTGTTAA